AATAAAAGGATTATAAAATTCAGAATCAGCTTTTAAATATACAGTACCATGTTCTAGCATAGCGCCATGACCAGATTTGATCATTCTATCGACAAATCCTTTAGCAGAATCAGGAGTTATTTTATCTTCTGATTTATAACAAGTTCTTCCTGCGAGTTCAATTTGTTTATAAATACCTTCAAGTCCAGATTCCTGTTCTATAATTTCAAAATAAGGTTTAATTAGCTTCATATTTTTCAATTTCTTTTTCTAAGTCAGATTTTGAAATACTTCCAACATGTCTTCAAACTTCTTTATCATCTTTTAATAAGACTAATACAGGAATATTTCTAATCTTATAATTAGTAAGTACTACAGGATCTGCTTCGTCTACGTCTATATCTTGTATATCAATTTTAGATTTTAATTCTTCTAAAATAGGAGCCATAGCTCTACATGGAGCACAATAAGATGCTCCGAATTTCAATAATTTTAACATAACAATTTTTTTATTTTATATACAGTAATTCCTAAAGCAGTAGAAGCATGCTTTAATGATTGATAAGTAATTCCATTAATAGTAACTAATTTTCCTTTATGTACAGGTTTTTCTGATATAGCGTCATCAGTATATTTAAATATATAACCGTTACAAGATTTAACCTTACCATTTAAACATGCCCCAATTCTTCAATTTGGGAAGTTTTTTTGGACTTTTCTTCTAGATGGCCATTTTTTTATTAAATTCATATGTAAATCATATTGATTTACTGCTTTTGTAGAAACAGAGATAATAGGATCTTTTTTAGAAGTTTTATTATAACTAAAAATAAATCCACAAGCAGTTTTAGTTCTGTAATTTGGATTACAACAATTTGTAATAGTACTTTGTGTGACTTTGTAAAATTTTGCTGCTTCCGTAGCTGAAGTTCATTCTTTTAAAAACTTACCTTCTAAAGTGTATTGGTAGACTTTTTTAGAAGTATCTACTACTGCAGCTAACCCTCCATCTAGAATATTATAGCATTTACCTCCATTTCTATACTCAGATATTAAGTTTTTTTCATATCTTTCTGCCTCTTCTTGTGTTAAGTTAGAGAAAAGTATTTCATGTTTGAAATTATCCCATCCATACTTTTGTATAGCTTTATAAAAATATGGATTTCTTTTATATCCAGAACCGTTACTTCATCTAATTACTGGATTTTGTTTAGTTATTCCAATATAAACTCCTTTGGAAGGACTTGTATGTTTATAAACGCATCATTTGTTATTTTTCATAGTATATTATTTTTAATGTAATTTGATGTTACAAATATATAAATTTATATTTAAAACACCAAATTACATTAAAATTTTATATTTTAGAATAAGCTCAATTGCTTATGTTTAAATAAATATACTATCTTTTGAGCAGACGCAATATAAAATGGATAATTAATATTATTTGGAATCTTTGTCTTATCGTCAATAGTATTCATAATTGTTACTCCAGAATCAGTTAACAACTTGATATAATTATATCGACGACCATTACTATCAATTTTACACTTATATAACCAAGGACCATCAGTAGAAATATAATAACGATTAATTCTTTGAATAATTTTACCATCATATTCAACAGAATAATCTTTACTTACTTTCTGATAAGTAATAAACTTATTAATGTCTTTACATCCTCGAATTGTCTCTTCAACAGGAATTCCGTCAGCTAAACATTTGTTAATAGCTTCAGGTATAATAGTAGCATCCATACCTTTACCAAGTTTAACTTTATCAATAAACATTCCTTTAGTTTTTAACAAATCAGGATTTTTAGTTTTAGAATATCCTTCTTTAATTGCTAAATAATCATTAATTGCAAATTGGAACATAGCTTCAAAACGATCTTCTTCAAGATTAAGTTTAGTTAACTTTTCCCAATCTTTACAAACATCTTGAAACTCCTGCTCTTTATTTTTTGGGCGCAGAACAAATAAGCCATCAGTGTTAGCTTGAACAATTTTACAACCTATTGCAATTAATCGTTCGGCTAACATTAATAATAATAATTGTCCGTTAATTCTAATTTGCATAACGGTAAACGGACTATAACAAAAGTTGTGTTCATTTTGCAAATTTCCACTTAATCCGTTAAGAGCAAGTTTTAATGTTTCATTTTTTATTTTATTTCCATTATGTTTAGCCTCAATACGCTCATTTTTAATTTGGGAATAAACCTCAAGGAATTCTCTACCAAGATGTTGAGGATAAAATTCATGTTCAATTATCATACTCGGATATAGAGAAGCTACATCTATGTCACTGAGTATCTGATCATTAGAAGGTATAACTTCTTCAGGTTTATTTACTGTATGAATCCCTCCCACGCCCACGCAATATTCTAATCCATCTAGTATAAAATGTTTTTCATAACCTTTTCTACCAGGTGAAACAGTTTGACTTTTCATATCTTTTAGAACTTCTTGGAGAATCGGTGTATCAAACTTAACAATTGGAAGAATAACTTTACTTAGATCAATCATATCACAAGGAGAACGTAAATCCTTGATTTGATTTCAAGTTTGACCTGTTTTCTCAAGATATTTTTGAGTAATAATCTTCATTCCAATGTTTACACCATCTTTATTTAATACTTTTACTCCATATTCATCTTCGATTGCTAATCGTAATTCTATATCCTTTTTACACCGATTTAATAATTCCTCAGTAGAATCAACATCGTTAATATTATATTTTATCATATTAGGAATTTCAGATGCAGGAAGTCAGGTTTGGAAATCTCCTTCATATTCTTGAACATTATGAAATTGCATAGTTACTTGCATTTCTTTTAATCCCACTCGCAATTTTTGAGAATATAACATTGTAAGCAAATCCAAGGTTTCAAAATAAATTTTATATTTCCATTTACTCCAAGAAGTAAAGTTACTATCTGTAGATCTAATAATTTCATTACTAAGATTATATAAAGATTTGCAAACACTAAGATAATCAAGTGTTGACAATTTCTTATGATAATCAATAATATAATTAATTATAGGATTATCATAATGTAAATTATTATATCCACAAAATATTTTATCTGTAAAGAATTGTAGATCTGTAGTATAGTTTTTTGCTCAAATGCCATCTTGAGGTTCTTCTTGAATAGTTCAAAAGAAATCAACTAGTTTTAGAAGATCATTTCGTCTTTCAGAAATTTCAAAATATAAATATTCTCCTGTTTCAGAATTTTTTACTGTACAGTGAAATACATTTGGAAATATCTCAATATCATAAACATATACAGTTTTACCTCGGATTAACATTCTATTATTTCATATAATTTATTAAAATTTTCTTCCATTAACCAGAATTCATATCCATTCCAGTTAATATAATAACCTTTGACTCATTTATTTTCAGGATGTTGTAACTGAATTTTCTTAATTCTATCATAAAATTCATATTTAGTCATAGGTTCTACCTCTACATCAAAATTCTTAACTCGAGCTTTCATTAAAACGTTCCTTAAGGTTTACCTCTTTACATATCCATTCTCCATTTTTATGTAAATAATGATACTCAATCATTATTGGATCTAAATTATAGTAATCTTCTTCAGTTGGAGATATAATTGCGCCAGATCCATCTGCATAAAAACTTGTTATATCTAAATCTGTTCCTAAACAAGATATATCTCCATTAGCAATTAGTTCAATAATATCGTTTATATCATTCCAATTATCATGTAGAGTTTTCCCAACACCTTCTGGATATCCATCAAAATGACAATAAATTGAACTAACACTACCATATGGATTTATCATTCCTATTCTAGATCTAGTGGACATAAGATTGTAGTATTAGTGTTAAATACAATAAATTTTCCTGTAGAACTATATTATTGAGTAAACACAATTTATTGTATATCTGGATATAAATATTATATATTCTTAACATTTCTTTAACTTTTTTAATCAATCCTCTTCTACAAAGTATGAAGAAGGGCCATACTGATCAATTCAACCTTCATCATTAACAAGATGCGCATGACAATCAAAATCATCATAACTCATTAATTCTTGAACTTCAGGCCACTCAATAAGTATATATTTCATATTATATTTCGTCTAATTCTTGTTTTAGTAGCTCAGGATAATATTTTCGATAAAATATACGTATTGTATCTTCACCTACTTGTAAATCCCTATTTTTATCCCGTTTAACAGCTTCTTTATATGGAATAACTATTTCCTTATATTCAATATTTGCATCGAAATTTGAGGCAATTTCTTCCCATTTAGCCCTAGTTTTAGGGTTAAGATTAGTAGCATCAATTATAACGTTATAACCTTGCTCTAAAGCAGAGGTAATAGTTGTTTCCTCAAGAGTATTAATTAACTTTTCCCGAGACGGAATCCAATAATCACCGCACATAAGTCGGAGATCGTCCCTATTCACCCGAATCCAAGTAGACTTTCCCTTCACGAACTCTTTAGACCACGAAGTTTTGCCACTAGCTGGAGGTCCAACCATTACAATTATTGTTAATTTATTTTTTGTCATAAAATTGCTTTATATACATAGGATGGACTTCTGTTAGAAAAGTACTTAAATCTTTTTGGTACTTATTTTTCATAAGTTCTTCAAGATTAGATTCTCTAGAAAACACATCTGGACGATTTACTTTAAACTCTCTAAGAATTTGTAATGCCCAATTAACTTCTATATACTTTTCTAAAGGAGTAATACTAGGATCTTTAATAATATAATTTCTAAACTTAACTAAATCAGGTTTTACATAAACATTAAGATATTCTTTTATCTTTCCTTTTTTATTAAGTGTAGAACATACATATGGTAAAAGATCCCCACAATCAGTTCTTTGAAACCAATCTTCAAAAGAAAAATATAAACAATGTTTTTCTTTATCATATTTGGTTTTAATGTTTCCAATGATAACTAAAAGATCAGTTTCAAAAAGAGAACAAGGAATTTTATAAATATACTTAATATCCTTGTTCTCTTTTAATTCCTTAATCTCTTCTTTATTCATTAGGTTTTATAACTCTAGGATGTGCTTCAATAGATGAAAGTTCACAAGGAGCACTTTCTAATAAATCATTATAAAATTCCTTATATGTATTATATATTTCTAATTTAACTTTTTGAAGTTCTTCAAAATCTAAATCAGATACTTCAAGAGCAATACTAGTACATGGATACGCTCCAAATACAGTATCTTCAAAAGTACGATATATAATTATCCTAAATTTTAAGTTATCTGATTCAAAAAGATCTTCTGTAATATCGCTACATGGATAAGAATGATAAGATCTATCATCTTTTTCAGTCCATTGAATTCTATATCGATAAGCGTTATCAGAAGTATGATAATACATATATTTATTACCTATAGCTTTTGGAGTTAGATCGAATATACAATGTCGAAAAAGTTGATCAATTTTTTCTTGAGATAGGTTAAACGGTTGTTTCATTTTCTTTTTGTTTAGTTTGTTCTTTAATTACTTTATCAAAATACTTAAACATTTCTTCCTGAGGAAATAATGTTTGAAGTTGATCAAGTGTAAGTGCTGTATCTTTATTAACTAATTCTGAATATTTATCTGATACAAATTCAAATAATTCCTCAATAGTAGCAAATTCATTTACAGAATCATTTAAAATAAAATTCCATATTTTTTCAGAAACATTCTCTCCAAAATACAACGTTAAAGCTATATCAAGAGCATGTTCTAAATAATACCACATCTCACTACTTCTAATATCAAAACCTAGTCTTTCAAAATTCTCTGCTTCATTTAAAGCAGTACGATAACTTGAAATTAAATCTTTAAGTTGCTTTAATGTAAGTTTCATTATAAATCAGTTTTATCTCGTAGACTTTTGAATACTGGAAGATTTGGAACTGCATTTTCTGTTGCAGTATATCCAAAATACTTTACTGTACCCATTTGTCCTATTAATTTGTCTATATTTTCTCGATATCACTTCTTTAAAGCTCTATCTCCCATAGGCTTAGCTTCAAATGGATATCCGTCCTTTGTTTTCATATTAAAAACAAAATCCTCTTCTCGAAGGCCATCAGTCATTCCAGTTATTTCAAATTCATCATCCTGGAACATTTTTACTTTTAGCATTCGCTTATCTCGAGCTCCACATTTATATTTTTCATTTGGATCTCTAATAACTAAACCTTCATAACCTTCAGATATATACTGATTATGAAGTTGAACAATTGCATCCTTTCCAGATACACTTTCATGATTAACTACTACAACTCTATTAGGAATAATAGAACTTAAACTCATACATTTATCTAACTCAGTTAGAATTTTTAGTCTTTCCTGAAAAGTTTTAGTTTCATCAACTATATCATAAACATAATATTGAAGTTCTTCGTGTTTTTCACAAAGATCTTGTAATCTAACAATTCCACTAATATAAGATAGAGGCTTTCCATGAATATATAATTCTCCATCTAATACTACATTTGGATTATTATTAAAAAATTGATTTAAGAATGTATTCTTACGAATATAAGTTGTAGGAGTATCATAATCTTTACCTCCTCTAGAAGAAGTATAAACTTCCTTATCCTTATAATACATTAGACACCTTACTCCATCTAGCTTAGTTGAAGCATATCATTTATTGTCTAATATATTTTGTTTAGATTTTGGGAGACTATCAACACTAAGAGCCAACATAGGCTTTAAGTTTCCTTTTGCGTCGGTATTCTGTTTAGGAACTTTTAAATCTACTTCTGATTCATCTGTTATATCTTTTATTTTAAGTTCCTCTTGAGATTTATACCCTTTATCTAAATAGCTATTGCATAAGCTATTATATTGTAATTCAGCTTGTTCTTTGACAGTTCTTTTAACTTTACCTTGTTCAATAGTAACTAAAGGTCGTTTAACCATTTTTCCATTCAATACGCCAGTTTCTCCAGTTATTGAATAGAATTTTTCATTCGATTGAATATCAGTATGTTCATTTAAATTTAGTTGAACTACTCGAATCTTATTATTATTGTCTCTTTTAAAGAAGTAATTTGTCATATTATCTTTGATATAAATATATATCATTAGTAGTTCGAGATAAAGCTACATATTGTAATTGTCGTAATTCCTCAGGATCTGTACATTGCAAAATATTTTCCATATCAACTAATACTGCTAAATATGAAGAAGATTGTGATTTATGTACAGATATACAATATCCATAGTCTAAAGATTTTCTCTTTATAACTCTTCCTTCATGTACTAAATCAAAGGGAGTAAGAAACGCTTCTCGAAATTGATAATAAGCTCTCCAATCTTTGCCATTTTTACTTTTTACAGCTTTAACTCTCATATTATCAATTCGAGCTGCTAAATTAGCAATATCATAACTACTATTATATCTTGAAATTATAGTAATCTCAATATCACACTCTTTAGAAGGATCATATAAAGTTAATTTATATGCTTTTAATCCTTGAAATGTAGTATCTTCAACTTCTCTAACTAAATAATCAGATGAGTTTTCAATAATACCTTGATTTTTATACATACAAGAATCATACCCAGTTAAGACCTCTCCAAAATGATACTCCTCATCATCATTAAAAACTAAACGTCTAATAATTTGATTTAAAGCTTCAATCCTTTTATTAGTATATGTGACTAATTTTATAATATGTTGATCTTCAAGATTCATTCCAACCTTAAATAGATAGCAATGCTCTTCTAACATTTCTCGAATATTATTGTATACTTTTAAAGATCCAGAATCACTATCTGGCGTAGATTCAAATCTACTAATTGGCTTAGAACGTAACGTTTCTAATATTTTTCCAATTGGAGAATCTGAAGATTGACGATATACTTTATCTAAAGTGTATTTAGTAGAATTTCTAAATGTTTTAGATACTTGTTTTTGACTTACAGGGCTTAACTGTTTTTCATCTCCAAGCCATATAATTTTACATTGATGATCAGTAGCTTGATCAATAATTAATTTATATAAATTATCATTAACCATACTACATTCATCAATAATCCAAACTGCTTTATATTGTAAATATATAGCATTTTTTTGTATAAAGTTTAACTCTTTAAGATCTAATTCAAGTATATCAACTTGTGGAGATAAACTTAATAGTCTATGAACAGTAATAGCTTCTGAATCAACTACAGAAGCTATTACGTTCTTTGACTTATTTGTAGGAGTAATTACCAAAAATGGAATATTATTATCCTTCAATATCTTCACAATTAAAGCACATATTTGAGTTTTTCCAGTACCTGCTCTACCTGATATGCACAAATGTTTAGTATCAGAATTAATCTTAATATCACTTTTAATATAGTTTAGAGCTGATTCAAGTACTTCTTTTTGCTTAGAATCTAGTTGAAATGAAAGTAATTCAGATTCTAATTTTAGTAAATCATAGTTTAAAATCATTTTAATTTACTCCAGAATGTCCTGTTCCTCCACCTCTATCAGATTGATCAGAGAATTCTTTAACAGAACGTTTTACAATCCAATTAATAAATTCAACACGCTTAAGTACTAGCTGTCCAATACGTTCTCCATCTGTTATTACAACAGGTTCAGAACCATTATTAACAACAAGTAAACCTACTTCGTCCCGATATCTTGCATCAATTGTACCTGGAGAATTAATTAAAGTAAGACCAACCTTAAAACTTAAACCAGATCTTGGGCGTACTTGTATTTCATATCCTTTTGGAATACAAACAAATAAACCTGTAGGTATAATTGCTCGAGATCTAGGTTCAAGAATAAAAGATTTTAATGGATTAACTTCGTTTTCAAATAGAAATTGGCAATCTCCTTTTGTTTTTAGTGGTTCATCTGAAGTTATTCTACTAAAGTCGACTCTAACATCACAACCAGCATCTCATTCTTCAGTATACTCTGGAAGAGTATTTTTAGAAATATTAACTACTTCAACATCGGTCATTGCATCACGAAATTCTTCACTATACTTTTTCATATTTTACTGAATAACGCTTACGAGGTTTACCCATTCTAGCACGAGTAATAGGATTTGCCATATTTTCCTTATGAGTTACTACTCTAAGATTAGACAAACGATTATCACTTCGATCTCCATTAATGTGGTCAATCTCAAAGCCTTTAGAAATCGGACCATAAAAACTTTCCCAAACTACACGAGCTCCATTAATACTCTTAGTTTTCTTATTTACTCTAACAGTATATCGAGTATAACCATTACTTAAGCATCCAACTAACTGACAATTTCTCTTACCAATAAGTTTACCACTATCAGTTACACGATAACCTTCTAATCCGTGAGCGGAAACGATTCTTTCTGTCTTCATATCTCTTAAATTTTAATCTATTAATATTTTATTATTTACAATTATACACAACGACTAAATCCACAACTCTTACATATAGTACAACCACCTTCATATATTAAATGGTCACCACAATCTGGGCAAAGTTCGTGAGATTCTGTTCCATTAACAATAAATGTTTTTATTGCTCTTTTTACTCCATTCTTCCAGGTATTTAAAGTATCAGATTCAAAATGCATACCATCAATAATCTTGACTACTTTATCTAATTCAATTCCTCCTCTTAATAGAGCAGATATTAATTTAGCATAATTCCAGTATTCTTGATTAAAGATGCGAGACAATCCTCCTAATCGATTTGTATATCCATACTTATCGACATATTGAAAATCATATCGTTTACCAAATTCATCTTTTACCTTAATAATTTTACCTTCGGTAATAGTTGAGGGAATTGGAAAATCCTCAATATTATTAATTCCTGTAAATACTTCATAAGGTCTATCATCAACTAAACCTACAAATGCAATCCAGTTTTCAGTTCCATTTTTAAATCTAATTAATTTAGCATCAATTGATTCTGGACGCTTCATTAATTCTTTACTTCCCATAGGTTTCTTAGATAAAATAGCTCCTCTTTTACAACCTGCTCTATAAACAGTTACGCCTTTTAAATGATACTCTCATGCAAGTCTATAAATTCTTTCAACATCATCTATTGTAGCAGATTCAGGTAAGTTTATTGTTGAGGAAATTGAAGCATCTATATATCTTTGTAAAGCAGCTTGAACTTGAATTCTCTCTGTATAAGGAATGTTCTCTGAAGTTACTACATATTCTGGAAGTTGATTTTCAGGAACTCCTTTTGAAATGAAATTATTCTGGATAATTGGAGTATATACTTTATAAAGTTTCTCTTTATCAACTAAAGATTCTGTTTTTCTTGTATAAGAAGTTGCAAAAATAGGTTCACAACCTGTTGAAATTCCTAACATAGTAGCAATACTACCTGTAGGAGCACAAGTTAATAACTGAGAATTACATAATCCTCTTAAAAGAACATTACTTCTTAATTCCTGATATCGAAGATTATTTTCCTTAGTATTAAGCGCTTGAAAGAAAGGTGTATCTACAACTTTTGTATTAAACATTGGATATGCTCCTTTACTTATTGTTAGTTCATTAGAACTTTCCAAAGCTGAAAAGATCATTTCAGTTCCAATCATATTAATCCATTTAATAGATTCTTCACTGCCATACTTAATACCTAGTTTTATAAACATATCTGCTAATCCCATTACTCCTAGTCCAATCTGTCTCCAATTTTTAACAGATTCTCTTTGCTCAATAAGAGGATGTAATGGAAGACCTTCATCAAGTACTTCATTTAATGCAACTACTGCTTTTTTAACAGTATCTTTAAATCCTACAAAGTCAAATGTTTCACATTCTGTAACAAATTCTGCAAGATTTATACTTCCTAATAAACAACTACCGCCTGCAGGAAGTGGTTCTTCTGCACATGGATTTACTCCAGCAAAAGAAAAATCAGGGTTATTTGAGAGAAGATTTCAATTTTTAATAGCATCCCAGAATAAAATTCCAGGCTCTGCATAATCTCAATTCATCTCTGCTAATTTTCTAAAAATAGGATAAGCTTCAACTTCTTTAGTTATAACTTCTCCTGTATCTGTAATAAACTTAAGAATCAAAGTTTCTGCATTAATAACAGATTTCATAAAGTTATCACTAACTCTAACAGAAATATTAGCTTTTGTAACTTTATCTAAATTTGACTTAAGTTCAATAAATTCTTCAAGATCTGGATGATCACAAGATATTGAGATCATTAATGCCCCACGTCTTCCAGATTGTCCAATCAATCCAGTAATATATGAATAAAAATCCATAAAGCTAACTGCACCAGATGTTGTTTTTGCTGCATTGTTTACTTTAGATCCTGTTGGACGGAGATTTGAAATATCAATTCCACATCCACCTCCATAACTAAAAGTACGAGCTAGCTTAGATCCACATTCAAAAATAGATTCAAGATTATCTTGTGGAGGAGCAATTACATAGCAATTTGAATAAGTAATTTTTTTATTTTTAGAATTCAAACCTCTATTTGCTAAAATTCGTCCTCCAAAAATAAATTTCTTTTCTCTGATTAGTTTTTCGACTTCAGGATTATTATTACTTACTCGTTTAAACCACGCGTCTAATGATTCATTTTCAAATCTATATTTATTATTTCAAATTGTTATTGCAAGTTCGTCTTTATTTAACCATTCTTCTATAGTCATTTATATATAATTTTATATATAAAGAGAATAAAAGAGGCAGATTACTCTGCCCCTCTATTCTTTCTTTTACTGAGTTTTACATCAGATTGTTCTACTCCAAAGACAATATATTGCCCTTTTTCTGCCTTAGTAGAAGGCATATATTCAAGTTCAAAATCAATATCTTTAGTATTGTATACAGTTTTTGCATACACATTTTCACGAAAGTTACGAATTAAACTTTTAGCTAGATTTAACGCTTCAGTTTTGTTTACTGCTTCTCCAATCACTTCATGATTACGTTTTAAACGAATTTCAATAGTTCGATAAAGCTTACAACGTCCTTTACGTCTTGAACTAATAACTTTATAAGGTTTCTTACGAGTATCTTTAGTGCCAGATTTTATAGCAATAATAATACCAGCACCTTCAAAATCAAACATTCCTTTTTGTTCAAGAAAATCTGCAGCAAATATATTCATATCTTTAGTTAGAACTGGAGATCCAGATTTTTTTCAGCTTCTGGTAGCATCTTGTACTACAGTTATACCTTGTTTAAAAGCATTAATTTTAGCTTCATCTAAGGTATAAGCCTGAATTTCTAATTTGCGCATATTTAAATAAATGTAACATCATCAGAATAACCATTGATTTCACAATATGCAACCATTTTTAGAAGTCTACAAAATTCTAATCTACCTATATTAAGTATATCTGAATCAATATTAAAAACACTAGCTCTGTTAGAGCCTGTAGTTTCAACGGCAATAATATTAGCTTGAAAAGTTCAGTCTTTAGGAGTGTATCCATATTCTTTTTTACAGAATTGAAGTAACATCCATAGGTACATTCCCATCTGTCTATGATAATGAAAATTCCAAAAACTTCCATTCATAAATTGTTCAAGTAAATGACCCGTAGTCTTTAAATCATTAAGAGTAATTATTTTATTATCTTTATCAATCGTCCAATTATCAGCTTTCATTTTTAATTTTAATATACATTTACTATTATTATATTCGCCAATAATATCTATGAACAAAGCATCTTCATTATAAGCTTCAAGACCTTCAGGTCTTACTAAGTTTACTATTGAAGGATTGTTAGATAACGATTCTAAACAATTACTGCAAATTGTACGATGTTTATCATTTAAAATTACTAAATCGCCTTCTATTAAATCTTTGCAGTTTTGATAATAATTTAATCCAGATTTTATTATATTTTGGATTCTACTCTCATTTAAATTATTTTTATAATAATCTATATCAATACAGCTTTTAGTAATAGATTCTCTAATAGTATAACCTTGTTTTCTATATTTAATAATACTATCTATTACCATACCTAATTTTGCTGTAGGCTTATTATATGAATCACCTAATTTAAAAGACTCTGGTTGTAAAAATAATTCATGTATAGCTGTTCCTAATTCTAAAGAATTAGTTGATTTATTTTCTATACCTTTATTATATAAACTTGGACTACCACCCTGATCGGGATTTATATACTTTAATCTAGAATTTGATATATAATTAGAATAAGAGCTTGAGAAATATTCTGCATCACTTATTTTACTTCTATATACACTTTCTAAGACTGGACTAAGTTTTATATCATTTAAGTTAATTGTCATTTTCCTTGCGTTTTGTCGCTGGACTACAACCTAAATAATAAGCTATATGAAGCTGGCTTTTCATGTATTTAGATAACTTATATTTCTTAGCTACTTCATTTAAGATATTTTCTGCAATATCATCATCTAAAAAGTAGTTTTCAAAATGAATGTTCTTCTTGCCATCTGACATAATTTCTGCATTTTCAACTAAAATATCAAAGTCTGCAGAAGGTTCAGCTAATTTATAGGCTTTTATATAGGCTTCATGTAAGGCCAGTTCTAATTTATCCTTTAAGTTCATTACTTAATAGGTATTTTAAGATCATAAATTCTACGATGTCCTACTTGATAATACTGATTATGAGGAGCATCCATTAAATAACAGAATATTCCCGCATTAGTAATTTCTTTATAATTATCATATTTCAATTATGTTAACTTAACAGTTCTTTATCTGTTAATTCTACAGTTTCATTTTTAGATTATATCTGTAGTTCAGACTATATCATCATCTATTTCTAGATGTCGCACGCTCGTGTCTAAATTATATTCTATTCTAACATTAATTTTTGTAATTCAATATAATCTTGTTGCAGATCTGTTTCTAACAATTTGTTAGGAAGCTTATCTAAATAAGATATACCAAATATACCAATAGAAACATTATTGTAATCTCTTATTAATTTACAAATAATATATTTTGCACTATTACTTATAGATAAAACAGGATCAACCTCTTCAAGTTTTCCTATAAAACTATCATGGATTCTTAAATAATCGGGTAGAGTATACCAACTTAGGTTAAAATCAGTATACTGATATTTAATAGGTTTAGTTTGTTTATCATAAAGTTCAAATCTCATAGAACCACACATGTAGTCATTGATCCCTCTATGATACTGTATTATCCATATTCGATTTCCCTGGTACTTATCTAAGTATATAGATAATAGCTGCTTAATTTTCTTATCTGTATTAGCACATTGTACTAATTCTAATTCATGTTTTTGATTTCTATAATTTTTATACTCTTCAAACAATGGACTAGGATTATAATATATTCTACAACTAAATAGTATTATTAAAATTAATGTTAACATAGTTTCATTAGTTAGTCGTTGAACCTTCACACTTTGTTAAAGGTGTGCTTGGCTGCTGATTGTCCATCTCTGGAGTTTCCAGCAATTCATGCGATTTAATGACGACTGGATTAGTTGAAGTAATATTTTTAATCGTCAATCATAATCGTAATTCCCCTACTTTTAATTGCCTCAACTTTACTAGCATTCCAAGGTACTGTAATTACAGGAGCACATGGTAAACCATTCTTCTGTAAACTTTCCTGAATCCATTCAGTTGGAATATTTCTTGCAGTTACATAATAGTCTACTTCAAAAGAGGGTCTATGTAATACAGGAATATTAATCCAAAACTCTTTATCTGATTCTAATTCATGTAGATGTTCAGACATCTGATAGTTTGCATTCCAGTAAGGATTCATAGCAACACCAAACTTGTCTTCATAAGCTTTATTGAAATCAAATACTACATTATCGAGATCTAATCCAACAATAGGCTTATCGATAGGGGCCATAACTCTATCATCTCCTTGAGGATATATATGATAAAATTCACATAATATCAATGCATTAGTAGCTACTTCAGCCATTTCTAAAAGTCCCTCGTTTGTATAATCAATACCTCGTTCGAACTGATTCAAGTGTTTTTTAAGAGATGAGAGAACATCCGTCCACTTCATACCTCTTTTCCATTCGTTTTCTTGGTACTTACTTAATTTACTTGTAAGAATTTTGTTGACCTCCTCAATTCCATATTGTGGAGTCAAATCGTATCTAATCTTTTGTTGTTCCATCTTTGCTAGATAATGCTTCTAAAAATATTTCACATAACTTTCCAGACAAACCTAATTGAGTTTTTGCATCAACTTGAGGTTCAAATCGAGGGACGTAATTTAATTCATCCTTCTCTTCATCATATGTAAATACAATAATGATTTTTTGTCCAGAAGCAGAGGTGAACACTACTCTACAACTATCCATTAATTAATTTTGATAAGAGTTCATAGAAAAAGTCTTTATCCATGATTACTACTTCTCCTGCAGAACCAAATACTTTTTCTTTCTTAACTTGTTTATTTCAAATTACAATAAAAGGTTTATCTTTTAAAGGACATTCTTTTTTAATAGCATGATATTGAGGTGTATTAACAGTATTTTTCAATTGTATATAACATGGTAACTTACCACTGCGATCAACTAAATCCACTTTTTTGTCATCCATACTCTTAGACTCAGATCTTGATGTAACTACATCTGTAAATCCAAGATTTCTAAGTTCCTGAGCAATTTTTGTCTCATATCTATGTCCTTTATTTCTACAGTATGCTCCTGTTTTCTTTTTCTGAGATGTAGTTTTTTGCTTTTTCAATTAATTCTAAAGTTTTAGTCCTTCCATACATTTTATAAAAATCTGATATATCCTTAGCTTTATAATGTCTAGGTATAAATAATACATGTACGTCAGGAAATTTCTTACGAATTTTATTCATGTTTTCAATTCCAGCAAGGTCATTATCATAGAATAAAATTATCTTGTTGAATTTAGACTTTAACTTTGTATATTGAGCTTCAGTTAAAAAACAATTTTCAGAAATTGGAGCTATTGCAGGAATTTTATCACATGAATAAAGAGTCATAACATCCTTTAAAGATTTCGTTACAACTAAATATTCTCCTCCATTTTTTGGAAGTGCATGAGCACCTTGTAATCTAAATGACTTTCAATTTGAAATAAACTTATACTTTATATTTCCAGGAAAATATATACGTCAACGTTCTATATCTTCTCGAATACCTCCATAATATCCAAATACTAATTGCCGATCTTTATGTAAACTAAATATACTTCCATTTAAAAATACATTTTTACATGAAAATACATGAAACTTTTTTAGTATAGTTTTATCTATACCATATTTAGATCACCATTCAAGTTCATAATCTTCTCAAGACTTATCTTCAATTTGAATAACAGCTTGAGTAGTATCATTAAACTTTTGATTTGTATATTTAATAAGAGGTTTATTTATAGTTAAATTTTTGCGGGAAACTATTCCAAAGTCATTAGCAATTATTTGTAAAGCCTTGCCATAAGGACAATCGAATTTATACATTACAACCGAAATAAAATTTCCATAAAAGTCTCCACGAAAATCTTTAAATATTAAATCTCCTTTCCTATTCCTATAAAATGCGCAGGTAGGTTTACTATCTTGCCTTAATGGAGACTTGAACAATCCTTTTTTTACAGGAATGCCCAAGTAATGCTCCATTAAAGTTTCTTCACTAACTTTACTTAAAATAAGTTCTTTAGTGATATTTATCGGTTCTAATGTAAAGACCATTAAAATTTAACTATATTATTTTTTAGAATGGCAAGTCGTCTTCTGAGCCTTTTACATTAAACGTTTCCTTAAGATCGTCTAAATCCTTATCCCGTTCTTTCATGTTAGTAGGTTGTGCAGAGTTAGCATTCTCAATATCAGTCTTTTCTCTAGCAGTTAAAGTTAAATCTTCACCAATAACTTTTGTTTTACTACGAACTACTCCATCTTTACCTACTGATGCAACATACTTAGGCATATTAGCAAAACCTTTATAAGGAATTAACTTGATTTGAGTTTCCTTACCAACAGAACTTGCTAAGTTTTCCTTTAAATATTTAGCAAGAGCCTTAAAGCTACTTACTTCAATCTTTTCTCCTGCAGCAATTTTTGCACCTAATTCAGGATTAAGAGCATTAATGATTTGAGTAATCTTAACCATAAAGTTTTCCATTTCAGATGGATTTTCTCCATACTGAGTTGTAGCTCTCTGAGTACAATTACTTATATTACTTGGATCAAAAATAGTTTCTCGATGCTGGATACCGTCCTTTGTTTCAAATAACAAAACAAAAGCATCAGAATTACCTTCACTCTGACTAGCTACTCATTCAATACCTTTATAGGTTACATTATGGATTCCTCCACGAAGGAAAGTAGAAGTTACTTGATTTGCATTCTTTGCTACACTAAAATCAAACATTGACATATTCTTATAATTTTAAATTTTTAATAAATCTGAATTTTCTGTATCTAAATCGGTATCAGCTTTAGAAAGATCTGATTCATCAATCTTAATCATTTTAAATATACCAGGTCTACATTCCTCTATTTTAAAGAGTTGACCATATTTAGATAAAATTGTTTTTTGAGTCCCTTTAAAAGAGACTGTATTACTTTTTGTTAATTTGTTCCCATTTTCAGGATCTGAAAATACTTCAGCTTTACCGATAACTGGGATTGTAAGCTCGTTACTTTTTTGGATATAATTAACTGCTATCCGATCTCCGCATTGTGCAGATAATAAACTAACGGCTTTAGGAGACATAATTAACTTACTATCTCCTATCTCTACAATTGGTAAATCTATATTATCATATTTTGAAGGCACTTTAACAACTTTAACATTTGTAACAGCCTTCGATTCTTCGTCAAATTCAAAAGATACCTTTAGCATAATCCTTAGATTATATATTAACTTCTACAGGATTTAAAAGTGAAGGATAAATTCTTTCCCAATGAAATTCAATATTTCCATCTTCCTTCATTTCTCCTAATACTACATCTGCATTTCGTAAATGTTCTGGTCTAGCACCACATTCTACAAATTTATCATTTGTATTAAAACTTAGAATAGTATTTGAATCTTCATCTCTATCTAAATAACCAATAGCATCTGACTTTGAAGCAAGAATTCTACCTGCTTTTCCAAATAAGTCAATAGTCTTTGCAGTCATATCAGTATTACCGATTGCTGAATCCTTTGTATGACAAATAAGAATAATATTAGGTGCACATTTAGATACCATATCAATAACCATCTCTAATGCCTTACGAAGAGCGCTATATCCTGCTCCCATTGGTGCATCAAGTACGTCATCTCCTGTAAACTTTTGTCCTGCAGGACTATTTAAATATAACTTTAAAGCTAATGGTTTAACCATTTCTTCAAGTCTAGTAATTGTATCCAATACAATAAACTTATAAGGATATTTAGCTTCCTTAATTGCAGCACAAATTTCTTTTAAATCTTTAACAGAAGATGCTTTTACCTTTACAGCATCAATATAATCATATCCACCCCCTTCAAGGTCGATACATAATGCTCCAGGAAGATTAGCACAAGCTGTGCTTTTCAATTTTGTTATCGTAGAGCTTTTTATCTCTACTTCTATAAGTTTCCTTATAGTTCAGCGTACATTTTTATCCCATAAGGATAATGGACACTCTTGGGAAGATTATATTCTGTATAACAGGTTCACTTCCTACGCGTTACACTACCATTATATATTATTACAACAGTTAGCACGGTATTTTCATAAATTTATCATATTTACGTACAAGATAAACATTAACGCTCTTATATATAAAATCCTTAAATTTTAATTGGTTGGATCTTCCTGATAAATATAAAACATATATTGAATTTTTTCTATTTTTTATTTCTTTACAGATAGGTCTACATAGTATGTTATATTTTGCCAATATAGATTTTAAATCTTCTAAGAATATTTTAGAATTACAACATATTGAACATACACTAAATCCTGTAGATTTTATAGTTATACACCCATCTCCATCAAAATATCCACAAATGAAAGATGATTTAAATTCATCAGGAATATCTGGAAAATGATAGTCATTATGAGATTTATTTTCTATAAATCCTAATTTAGTTAGATCACTATACATTATAGTACTAGTAATAGTTAGTTTACTAGAATTTTTATATTGTTTTATATTTAATTTTTTACCTATTAAATTTTTATAGTATTCTAATATATATTTATCTTTTGTCTGAATCCCAATTCCTATTTGTTTATTGTAAGGAGTTGTACAAATATACCCATCTGCCATTAAAAATCCTAAAAAGTATGCTTTATCATGAGAATCAATTTTACTAAAGAAATTTTGATTATAGCAGTTGTTCTTAGTTATTTTGTGTTTTCTAGTTGGAGTATAAAATCCAAACCTAATTAACCCATTTATCATTGTTTTATAACTAAGGTTATAGTGTATAGCTGTTTCCTTAAGAGAGTGTGTATTTAAATAATTTGAACACTCTTGTAATAATTCATACGAATATTTTTGTCTTTTAATTTGCATAATAATTATTTTAGTTTAAAAATTAATAATGCAAATTTACATAAAGATTCTGGAAATTCCAACTAAGAATGTAAATATATGGCAAATTTTTAGAATTCACCGTTTTTGCCCATTCATAAGTATTATATTACTATAATACACGGCGAAAGCCACCGTATTTTGGTTTTGAGAAAATAATTAAATTTCTTGGGTCCTGAGTTTCTGCAGGAATTTTGTTTGTTGGTAATGTGATAGCCATATTTAAAATTTGAATATTGGTTTTTGTAAGCTATCTTTTTCTTCTGCATCTTTTGCAGCTGTATCTTTTGTTATTTCATCTTCTAACTTCTCATCTTTTCAAGATTGATATACTTCATAATTAATACTTCCTGGATCAGGAAGTTCCTCAAATCGTCCTAAACTACCTTGAAAGCCAGTACAAAAAACTTTATTTGCAACTCCAAATCGATGTTTTAATAATATTAATCCACGCATAGCAGAACCTAAAGATTCTTCTGGATATTCTTTATTAATGATAGTATATCCTCTATAAGTACTACGTTGATGTTTTATAGGATTATATACTGCAACACAAATATTACAGTCATTACCTGCATTACCAGAATCCTTAACATCATCAAGGGTTGGCTCTGCAAGATCCATTTTTAATCTATTTACATCACTTGTGTTTCTATTTTCTTGCATAATAAAGTCAATAGATATTCCACACTTTTCTCTAAAATAAACGCAGTATTGCGAGGTTTGATCAATTTCCTGTTTTTTAGTTCTACCATCAACTGGAGTTAATAAACCAGCATGATCAATTATTACATTTATTATTTTATCGGGATTACTTGGAATATAAATATTTCTTCTACCTTCATCAATATCTTGAAAAGTACCTCATTGTTTTAGAAGTTCTTTCATATTACCATAGAAAGTATTAGAACTTAGCTGTTTATCAAAGATAATAAGCTTATGTATGATTGAGTTTAGTCATACTCTGGACTCTTGAATATACTTATAATATTTATCAGATAGTTTTTCTCGAACGGACATTAGTGTCATATAAGAAATTTCTATTCCATAAGTATCATATATATATAGATTAAGCAATTTAGCAAGTAAAACTTTCGAACTCATTTCCAGACTAAAATATACATGTACAATATCTCTATCTGGATAATCTCGTAATATACGATATAAATCAGAATATATTACATATGAACTTTTACCTGAACCACTTTGTCCAAATATTAATTTGTAAACTCCTTTTTGGAATCCGCCTGTATATCAATCCAACTTTGGCAATCCAGTTTTTAAACCTAAGTTTCTACCTTCTCTACCATTGTCAATTTCAGAATATAATTCATCTACAATAGACATTAAGCAGTATCGTAAAGTTGTTCAGTACTAACTTTGCCATTAATTCCTTTATCTCGCATTTCTTTAAACTCTTTCCATTTTTGACTGGAAACAAATTCAATCATAGAAACTTGTACAAGATCTTTAGATTTAGCTCATTCTAGTATCTCTAATATTTCACGATGCTTTTCAATACTATGTCCAATAGTAGAGGAATATCAGAAGTAGAATTCTGACATATTTAAGAATTTCTTTGCAATATTTTTTAAACTAACTGTTTTCCCATTAAAGTATAAATTAGTTGGATAAGCATCCTCTAATTCCATGCCAAGCTCTCCAGAAAGTTTAAAATATTGTTTTATAAAATTCTGATTAAATTCAATTTCATCAGGATCATAAGTACTTGGGTTATAGTTTTTCCTGATTACTCCTTTCTCTTTTAGTGAATTGAATAATTCTCGTAATCTTTCTTTGCCGCCCCCTTCATATCACCTTCGAAAATAGTTCCTATTTATTTTAGGATCTCCATTTTCTGTTTGAGCAATAAACGTTAAATAAACTAACAGTAACTCATCAGCTGTTAGTTTATATTTAGCCATAATATTAAGAATCGTATCTAACTCCATATAATACGATAAAAAATAAACAAACGTACTACGTTAGATCTATTTATTAAAATCTATGTTCTATATCTATTATGCCTTTTTTTGGTCTAGTAGAAATCTCCTTTCCACTTAACACTATATCTAATTGTGATTCATCAATAGTTATATACTGTTGGTTTGAATTAGAGTTATTATATCAGGTTTCTTCTATAGTTCCCTTAATAACTAGTGTAAACATTTCTGCGAGTTTACCTTGTTCGAATCGACAAATTCTTCCAATCCTCTGCGTAGTCCTTGTCTTTGAACTATCTCCACTTAATATAATTCCAACACTTAACCCTTTTATATCTACACCTGCGTCGCAAGATTTTGAAGTACTTAATACACCTATAGTTTGTTGGTTAAAACTTTCTATAATGGTATTATTTTCCTTCTTTTTCTGTTTACTATGTAAAACATATCCTCGTTTCTTAAAATATTCTGCATCTTTAATAGTAGCTGAAAAAGTAATTGCTTTTTTATTACTTCTTGCATCTAATATCTTATCTGCTATTTCAAATTTCTTAGGATGAGACATTACAAAAGACTTACGTTTTCTTAACATTCTCATTCAAGCTGCTGCAAATCCTTTAACTTGAGATTCACTTCATCCTGTTTTCTTTGCATATTTACTTGCAAAACCAGGACGACTAATACAATTCATTACTGTATTAAATTCAAAATTAAATATAGAAAATAGATTTTGAAATTTCTGATTTCATTCATGATATAGAGATAAGTCTACATCAATTAAAACTTTATAATTTCTATAATCAGATAATCAATTATTATCAACTGCTTCCTTTATATTTATACGATCACAAACATAAGTAAACTCAGATAATCGGTCTTCTTTTCCGTCTAATCTCTCAAATGTAGCAGTTAATCCTAAAAAATAACGATATTTTACAGCTTTAAACATATTGATGTTATTTTCACTACATGCGCAATGAATTTCATCAATTACAAATAAATCAACTGTATACTGATTTTTAACAATAGTGTTAAATATCTCTACCTTACAGACAGAAAAGAGTTGGTTTTTAGCCAACTCTCTAAGTCATTGTTCTTTTAGAACCTCTGTAGGAACTCCAATTAATACAGATAGTCTAGGATTTTTATTATATAGTGCCTTTATCAACATGCAAGTCATATAGGTCTTACCAAATCCAGTTGCAGCAACAATTGTGCCTATCCCATTACTATCTAATCAACGTCTAATAGCAAGCTTTTGACGTTCCGTTCTGTTCATCAAAGATACAAATTTTTATTTAAAAAATAAAATTTTTAGTACTAATTAATTTCCTGCAGGAGGATTAATTTCAATATTTCGAGCATCCGCAACTCGTTGAATATTAGACATTAATGTACTTCATTTATTTATATGATAATCGAGATCGTTATCTAAAAGTAATAAGATCTTATCTCTTAGTGTTTTCAGTGCAATTGTAGTTAAAGAAGAAATTTTTGGTAAAGAGCTAAGTTGAACTAAAGATCTAAATTCTGTAAAAGATAACCCTGTAGGACTAACTCTTAATTTGATATCAGGATTTAAACACAATCGTTCCTTAATAACTTCCATTCTATTTCTTGCTTTGCCGTCTTTGCCAACTTCAGTTAGCTCAATTTTTTCCTCGTCCGTTAGCCAAATTCCTTGTGCTAAAATGAATTTATCAGTAATCATTTTCTTATTAAGAACGTCAAGTTTATCAAAACAAGCATCCATAAGACGATTTACTGTTACTTTTTCAAAAATAGGAGGAACACCATTAAATATACTTGCTATTGAATCATTTAGTATATCTTTTTCAGATGCTGCTCTTTGTTTATTAATATAATCTAAGATATCTTTCTTAGTTTTGATATCTGTTTCGCATTCATGAAGAATGTATCTAACAAATAGTTCCGTATTACATGAATCTCAAGTTCGATGAATGTTTTCTCTAACTATAAACTTACCAGGATTCCAAGGATTAACGTTATGTAACATCTCATAACAGTGCTTATATCATTTACGTAAGTCCTCTACAGATGCATCAACAAGTTTAACATCATTCCCACTTTTGTCTCTCCATGTTAAGGAATCAATTGATTCTAACACGCTACGTAACTTCTCGCCAAATTCTGTCTCTTTACGCATATTTAAAAATTAAATTCTTTTTGATTACATATATCTTTTTCTTTAATAAAACTTATAAAATAATTATTTGTATATTTATAAATTTCAAAATCTTTTGAATCTTTGTTGTATCATTGTGTCTTTCCTCCTTCTACATATTGAAATTGAAGATAACCTATATCTCCAATTTCAAAAATAGAAATATCTCAGTTTGGACATTTAACAACAGTAACATATTTAAGATCATCTGTTTCTATTCGATTCAGATCTTCTACTACAATAGCTGTATACTGACCATCTTCAATAGCAACTATCTTACAATGTATTGTTATTGTCTGAGTAGTGTCGAACAATTTCGCCAATATTTAAAAGTTTAAACATTGTATTATTAATAGTCTGCATTTGGTTTTTATGAAAATGACCATAATACCAATGTGTTACTTCATTCTTATAATCCTCATATACTCGATCTAATACAGCTCGCTCATTGTCAATATCATTTAATAACTCAGAATCGTATGCTGCAAAGTCTTTTACAATTCCTCCTTTATCATTTGGATAACAAAAAGAAGGAGCGGAATGACTACAAATAATATCAATGTGTTCTTCTACTTTTGGACGATATATTACTGGCTCATCAGGCCAATATGATTTAAGACAACTCAGTTCTGCAGTTTGATAGTCACAATTATGATATTTCATATATCTAACTATACTAACACTATCATTTTGCATACGAAACTGTCTATCAATACTAATACCTCCACCTATACATAAAACGTTTAAATTACAAACATTAATAATATCATAATCTGAAACACATTTTACGTATTTAGTATCAATTAGCCTTTGTTCAAAATAGGATGGATCATCATGATTACCTCTAACACAAATAAATATGTCATTAAATTTCTTTAATGTCTTATGAAGTTGAGGAACTACACAATTAGCATAATGCATTAGACTTTCAAATCCAATACCAACATCTCCACAAAAAATAAAAACAGAGTCCTTAATTTTGTATTGTCGAATATAATAAGTAACTATATTTCATCCAGCATGAACATCGCCAACAAAGTATAAGTCTTTAATTGTATCTGGAAGTTGAATTAACATAGATTTAACTATTAATCAGTATCGCCTTTATAAGCGTTCATAATAGACTTCTCTTTCCGAAGCCAAGAACCTTCTGATTCTGCAATATCTAAAGCTGTACGACTAATAGATTCTTCCTCAACTTGCTCATTTACAAGCATACCTGTTACAGGATCATGACCATTAAGCCAGTTAAACGTTGCCCAATCACATTCAGCAGCAGCTTGATCAACTATTTCATAGATCATTTGAGTAGTTTCAATTTCAAGATCAACAGTCATCTTGAATGGATCAACCATATCCACTATCTTTTTATCAAATTGATCAATAGTAGGATAAATATATTCTGCATCATTTTCATTTAAATACTTACGAATCCAACTATGATGCAAATATTCTTCATCGGCTCTTAATTTAAAATACTCTTCGAGAACTACAAATCCACGAACTCCAAAATAATTAGCAAAATTCATGTATATATTATGATTTTGTAATTCATGTTTAAGCTGTCGAAGTAATAACTCTTGAATTTCTTTACTTAATGTACATTCTCTCCTACTAATATCTTTAGGTCCAGTAGGATCTTTTGCAGTTTCTTTAACTACCATAATTATAATGGTTAAAAATACAAAGCATTTCTGCTATCTCTAATAAATATGAATTTTATAACTAGTCTTATGAAAATTAAAATTAAATTGATTTTCCAATAACCAATAAACATCAGAAGATATAAGAAACTCATGTTCGTTTACAACAAAACGAATATCAAAATTATCATCAGTAGTCAAATATCGAACAATATCCTCTTCGTTAAAATAGATAATATTTATACCTCCAAATAAAATTCCTAATTCTTCTAGTTCTACTGTAATTTCTCCTGATTTAGAGAGATCTAATATATTTAAATATCGGTCAACTTTTTCAGTAAGATTAATAGGATCTCCAAGTTCATGATCAATACAAGGATACCAATGATTTCCAATTTTTCTTAATTTAAAACTTTTCATCTTCTGTTAATTCTAAACATTCTGCAGCATGTTGTGCATATAAATCTGCAAGTTCATTAAATTCATTGTTATTATGTCCTTTTACTCAGACAAATGTAACTTTATGAAACTGAATTAACTTGTAGATTTCAGTTCATAAATCCATATTTTTCTTTGAATCGTCTTTTTCTTCGATTCATCTAGCCACATGGCCATTATTTATACTACTAACTACATAGCTTGAATCAGAATAAATTTCAAGAACTTGAGGAGTTTTAAAATACTTTAAGGCTTCTAAAACTCCTTTTAGTTCTTGTCTATTATTAGTAGTATTTTTAAAACCTTGATAAAGAATTTTAATTACTTTTCCATCTTCAGTTATAACTGAAGAATATCCACCTTGATTTAATGTTGGTTTATAACTACCATCTGTATATACTCTAATCATGAGAATTTATATACTTTGTTACATGCTTATAGACTCATTCTAAAGTATAACAAAATACTTCTTCATCGTTATCTGATCATCCTATTATCTCTTTTAAAGCAAATACAGCATGAGTACATTCATGTAAAGCAATATATGGATCGTTATTGGTTAATCCAATAACAATTAATCCGTTAGGTAGTATACAAGTAATACCATCTGTTAGATTAGATTGGTACTCAAGATGCACAGAATACATATCTTCTAAATAAGATGTGATCTTACTTATATCTTCATCCTGAATAACTAAAATATCTTTATCAAAAATTGGAATATTAACTTCTCACTTCTTCAATTTCTTCTATAATTTCACAATCGTCAAATTCATAAGACCTAATTGTGCCATCAAAATAGGCATCGTATTTAGCTAGTAAGTCTTCGAAATCTTTTAAGAAGTCTTGTTCTTTTTCCAAAGAAAGGGTTACCTTCCCTTTAAATGCTAGATCTAGGATTTTCATCAGCAGCCTGCATATAACGGTTATACTTCCGATAAAGTAATTCCTCTTCTTTATTAGTACCAACCTCTATAACCAAACGCCTAAAATCTGCAAAAGTTCCATCAAAATCTTTTACTTCAAAGAAAGGTTCAGTTTCTGCTCTCTTTTCAGCAATTTCTCGACCAATCTTTTTAACAAAAGGATCGGCAGGAACACATGTTGCAAGACCAAACTTAATAGTTTTAGCTTCCTCATCGTATATTGCAGCAATTGTATATCGCTCACTCATACGAGTTTTTTGCTGAGGTACTGCTACAGTTTCTCGAATTGGCACAATTGCTACTTCAAGAAAGGAAAGAGGTCTAGTGTAATAAAATTTAACTACTTTACTCATATCTTCTTATTTTTAAATTATCTATAATTTTCTATTTAAATAAGAACTAAAATCTTGTTTAATAGGAACATAATCTTCATTTCCAAATAATGAGGATGTAAGAATCATGTCCGCAGTAGTTCTATTTGTTGCAAAAGCAATATTGTATAATGATGCTAAACGAGTTAATGCAGATATATCAGTTTGATGCCCTTGAGTAATAAGATTATCACAAAAGAAAATTAATACATCAATTTGTCCTTGAGCAATCATAGCTCCTATCATTTGATCTCCTCCAAGTGGTCCTGAAAGAACAGGAGTTACAGCTAAATAAGTATTATAATAATCTCCTTTACCTGGCCAGTCTGGACTGATCTCATCAATATTAATCTCACTTAGTAACTTTGCGGTAGTTCCAGTAGCTATTAAATGATGTGGAAATAAAACTTGTTTATTGAACTTAACCCAGTCTACTAATTCTTGTTTTCTAGCATCGTGTGCAACTAATGCTATATTTAATTTTCTCATTTACTAATAGTTTTTGAAGCTATTTCAGCTAAATCTTTAGTTAAAACCTTAACAATTATATCTTTTTTACCATATCTTTGATAGTAAGTATATAATTCTTTAGTATTTTTAACTGCAGTATCTGTTACTTTCGAATTGATTAAATCAATTAACTTACGTCTTTTTACTAAAAGCCATTCTTTATCTGTCTCAAAAGCAATATAATCTGCTTTTCCGTATAACCAGCCTGGATTTCCTCTTACATTACTAATTTCAATCCAATGAATACTACTATCGGTATTAATATCTGATCAATTACTCTTTTTTAAGCCCTTAACATCAAAAGAAAATGTTTTATTGTCTTTAGTTCAGAAAAGATCTATATGATCTTTAATATCTGTACTTCTATCAGAATGTGAAATGACCCCACCATTCCTAAGAACTAATAAATTAGCAAATTCTTGTTCTTTTTCAGCTCCTGCTTTTAAAAAAGATTGATGATTAAAACTATTGCTCATGACAAAATTTTTTAGCTGCTTCAATAGATTCAAAAATCTGATCTTCTCGAATAGATTTTTGTAAGCCATCTAAGCGATAATAAATACTCTGAGAATTAGGATGTTGATGAATCCGAATAGAAGTTACAGTAAAAGGATTCAAATTAGGTACACTTGCGTTTACAAAATCTCCATCTTTAAATTTTAACTTTGTTTTACAAAGATATACCTGCTGTCCTATTTCATATTTTGTGTTGACCGTAATTTGCATATTCTTTGATCATATTTACGTATTTTACTTTTCTGTTTTCGAATAAGTTTTTCTAGTTCAGTAATACTTTTAACTGAGTATTGCTCTAAATTGTCAGCTATTAAACTTACATATATATTGCGAGCCATATGATTATTTTTATCAATATTCTTTATTACAGTAAGATAAGAATAAATATTAGTAGCTTCACCTTGCATTATTCTTAGCTCTTTTCTAGCTCTTCGAATTTTAATTGAAAGAGATTTTTCAGACATTTTATAATATTTTTAAATATTCTTTAGAGATTTTTATATAACCATACTTAGTTTTAACTAGACAATTATCTGTAAATTCAATTATATTAACTCTTTGATTAACTTGAAATGCAATCATTCCATCATCATCAATATAATCTATTAATGCAATAGCTTTCTTTTTCATTACTTTAGAAAAATTCTATATCTTAAAAGATTTAGCGCAGTATCTTTATCTACAATACGATCAAAGGTAAAATCAAAAATATTATGATCTTTTTGTAAATAAGTTATTCTTCGATTAGGATATATAAAATAATATCCAACTGAATTATCCGTGCCCTCTTCAATAATAACTCTCTGACTATTACTCCAATAAGCTCCTACTCCAAATAAATCTTCCTGGAGTTTACCTTTTTCTTCTAAAGTTAATTTACAGATATCTATTACAAATAATATATTTAAAGAAACATCTCTTGGAAGTGCAGCTTTCATATTAGTCTATAATTTCAACAAATCTTTGTTGTTTTGTTTTAACATAAGGGTTTTCATCAACTACTAAAACCTCTACTACAGTTTGTTTCTTAGTAAACCATCTAGGTAAAAACCATTTACGAGGTTTAATAGGTTCTCGATGAGAACTTAAAGTAATAAACTTTTCATTTTCATACTCATTACTTAGAGCAATTGTACCAGGATATTGTAAGTGTAAACAGCTCTTATTCCAACGATCAATAATACATGTATCAAGAACAAAATTAGGATCTTTAAATACAGTATCTCTAAGAATTAAAGTATCTCTTTTAGAATAATGTTCTAATTGATACTGTAAAGACTTAATTTTTTTATCTTTAATACCATTATCATTAGCTATTTTTTTCATAGCTAACATAAGTGAATCATTATAATAATCTAATTGTTCAATAGTTAATTTAAATACTCGATTACTTTCTTTTAAACCAGAATTTTCTGCAGCATAAGCCTTTTCGTTATTAACTGAATTATCTAATGCAATATTTAAATCATGAATTCTTTGTCCCATGAAAAATATTGTTAAACCTAAAACAGCTAATATCCCAATTTTTATTAAAATTGATTTCATTTTACTTTTTATCTATAAAATATTCTATAATTGCCAAACTATCCAAAGCAACTAATGTTCCTAAAATTAATACTCCAATTACCATAATATTCTTCGTTTTAAAAATAAAGGCACCTAGATTACTCTAGATGCCTATTGTATAACAATTCGATAAGTTTTATTAATATAATGAAGATTTCAAACTGTATAAGAGCCTGCTTCTGCCCAAAGCTTTCCTTGATAATACCTTCTTTTTAATCTATCAGAATACATTACAAAATATTGCTCATACTTTATCTTATAAGGACTATGTTGCATTGTTATATCTTATTAACGGTATAACCATAATGTTCAAGTACTTTCTTACATAATTCTAAATATTCTTCTACTGTTAAATCAGATTTAGAATAATTAGCAATAGGAATTGTAATACCTAAATTTGACAAATCATTTGTTCCACCTTTAGAAACAGGAACTATATGATCAAAACAATAATTATCTTTTTCTAAATCTATAGGAGTACCTGTTAAATAGCACTTTGTTTTTGTACCAAATTTATTAATAATATCTAAAGTCTTAATTTTATTTAAACTCTTCATTCCTCTATTTTGAAAATGTTCAATATATCTCCTTAAACGTTTACGTCATGTTCTATTAGAGATTCTTCTACCTCCATGAGAGATTCTAGCACAAAAAGTACATAGTCTAGATTTAATTCTCCCCTTAAGTGTATTACGTCATAATGAAGTAGATTTTCGTTGTTTACTATTAGTTATATCATTACAATAATATCCAACAATACTTTTGCTACATCCAAGTATCTTAGCAATTTCATTATAACTTTTATTATCACTTCTTAAAATAAGAATTTGTTCCTTTAACTTACTCATAATCAACTTATTAGCACGAGCTCTCCGATTCGAACAGAGACCGTAGGGTTTGGAGCCCTACAATACGGTTTTGCTTACCACTATAGTTTTCACTACCAGTTTTACTGTTTGTGGTCTGGACTATATCAGCTTGATATACAAGTGTGGCATTTAGTCTCTACACATTTATAGAGTAAAGTAGGATACATAGAGAAGTGTACGGCTTTAATTTTCGACCTACTAAGCACTCCGCCTATTTTACACGGCATAGACAGCCTATGTTCTCTACTGTATTTTACTCTAATTTAGCTCGGTATTATCAGCTATCCATATTTCGGGACCTTAGACTTTCTTAGAAAGCTGATTCGCATGATTTTTATCATCTTATTTCGCTTTTACCGAATTTGCCACAATTTTCACGCCAAGCGTGCTCCAATTCGAAGACCGCTGTGCTACCATTACACTAAGCTCGCATTTTACTACCTTTAGTTATACAGCAAAGGTAGTAAAAAATCTGAAAATATACAAATTAAACATCTACTCTTTTAAGTTTAGATATTAACGTATTCATAACGTATCCAGATAAGTCACTTGGAAAAGTATTCATATCTGTCATGACAACATAATGATTAAACATATCCTGAGGTCGGAAGTGGCTTTCAATAGCAATTTGACAAACTAGAGTATCTCCATTTGATTCAATTCTATTTACTACCTTTTTAACTTCCTCTACAGCAGGTTGTCCTCTTAAACCATATGCATTAGGTGCTCCATCAGAAATTACAAACATTAAAAGTGGTTTCGAAGTTTGCTTTCTAACCATTTTATATGTCTCTTCAATAGCAACAGAGTCTTTGTTATTAGAATAACTTTCAACTTTACCTAAAGCATAACGGTTCCTATTCCAGTGATCACGATATACATTAATAGTAACTTCTCCCATATGTCGATTATCTGCAGTATGACCATAAACATAAAAGTCACATTGCTTTAAACGTAAAAATACCTCATTAAGTAATATTGCACATTTTCTTGCAGATGCGATATTAGTTCCGCTCATAGAGCCACTCTCATCAATCAATACACAAACATCTAAACCAGGAGTAGTACGTTTAAACTTATTTGAATAGACAGTTTCTACTGCTTGATAAGCTTCAGCTAATTTATTAGTATCTAGCACACCTCTTCGCATTCCTGTTAAACGATATTCCTGTTCAACAAAGAATTTGCTAAAAGTATTAACTAAACCATTAATATGTTGTTTTACTGTATCAAAATCCGCTTTATAACGTCTTTCGTAATCTTCTTGTTTTACAATAAAAACATCATCTTTTATTTGCTTACACTCATCAGCAATTTCTTTAGAATCCCACTCATCTTTAATTTCATTACTATTTAAAGAAGTATTAGAAGTAATTAAACGTCGCATTTGTTCAGCTAATTTCTCAGCTGCCTGTTTTATTTCTTCTTGAGTATATGCTTTAATAGGTTCTTGTTTCTTTTTGCCCGCAGATCCCTCATCAGAACCACTTTTGGGAGAACTTTGTGTTTTACTATTCTTATCTGATCCTTCATTATCTTTAGAATCTTGTTTTTGAGAAGACTGTTTAGAATTTTGAGGGTCAGAACTTCCGTCTGATCCTTCTTGGCCTTCACCTGAATCAGACTGTCCTTCACTAGAATCAGATTGATCTTGTTCTTCATCTCCTTCTTGTTGTTCTTCAGGCGGAGGAGGTGGGAACTTAAAGTAATCTAGTAATAGCTTATAAATTTTTTCTGCTTTATCATAAGCTTCTTTAGAATTATTTCCAAAGTCACAAAGAACTTTCTTAATTTTATCAAACAAAACCTGATGTCGATAAATAACCTTAGTATCTACTCTTGCAGGATATCTTACAATATATAAAATGTTTTGTAATACATCCATTAAATCATCCTGTTTTTCAGCTTTTTTATATAACAAATCAAAATAATAATATTTTGCTTGCCCAATAAAATTAGCATACCCAGGATAATTTTGTGTAGTATTGTATTCAATTCGTTCATCTTCAATAGTATTGAACAGATTAAAAAGGAACTTATTAGGTCTATTTTTACGAATTTCTGCCATATCTGTATATAATATGTGAGAAAATTCATGAATAGTTGTACCTAAGAATACATCTAATTTAACATTATTATCGATTTTATTATCATCATATACTTTAGTAGAAACAATAACTGTTTTTCCATCTGTACATGAAGTTTCTGTGTCTACATTTAACTGTATTCGAATATTTCTTGGAATATCCATAATATCCCTAATATCACATGCGTGACGATAGGAATCTCTTAAAAGCTTTCTTTTGTTTAAATCAGGTGCAAAGAAAGAAGAATACGATCCACTTACTTTAGTATCCCACCCTAAACGAGTAGATCCTTTATAAGTAGATGTATAATTCTTACCTTTACGCCCAAACCAGTCAGTAAATGACATATTATTTACTCATTAACAATTTTCGTACTAATTCTCGAGACTCTTTACTATCACATAGTGGAATTAATACATAATTTAATGCATCTAATGTTGACCATCCATCATGAATTAATTCTGCAATCATTAAAGTTTCTCGAGTTGATACTGTAGTTGCAGCCTCTGCATTTTCTGCCATCCTACGAAGTTTAGCAGCAATAGAAGTAATCATATCAGCATCCTGTTTCTCAATATCACATTTCTTCATGAGAACTCGAGCTTCAATGTCTGCAGGAAGATATGTAAATTCAATTGGGAAGAAACGATTCTTTAATGCTTTATCAAGAGTTGAGGTACCAGTATATTCAATACCAATATTACAAGTTGATATAAAGCATACTTCAGGATGAATAGGAATTTCACGAATATCCTTAGAACCTGCAATTTCTACAGGCAAAGTCCTACGATGGTCAAGAGCAGGAAAAAGTATATTGAGGCAGGTAGCAGGCGCACGCGACAGCTCATCTAAAACAATAACTCCAGGTTTTTGAACATCTTGAGTAAATTTAGCATAGTCGAAGATAGACTTCCCCTCTTCGAGACGATGAACACCAAGTAAGTCTGATATAGGATCATGCATGGCACCCATATCATAAATAGTACAAGGAAGTCCTAATTGCTTACAAATTAATTCTACTACTTGTGTTTTACCAGATCCAGTAGGACCAGTTAGCATTGTATTTACACGTTTATAAATATTTCGAGTAAGTAGATAAAAAGTTTCATCCTTAATATAGAAACCATCTTTATCAATAGACATAGGAACTATATCAGGATTATTTTTAATTTGATATAAAACTTTTGACTTTAATTTAGCTTCTTCCTCTTCTATTTCTTCAGGAGTCTTATCCCTATTTTTAAGGTATTTTTGATATCCAGAATCTGCCTCAGGATTATCCGCTATTGAATATACGTCTCCAGAATAAGAATAATACTTTTGTGTTGATGCAAAATTTAGCTGTTTAGCATATAATCCAACTATACAATCAAAAGGATGTTGTACCCTATCAATTGTATACTGAGAAATAGATACAGCTAATTCATAAACAGGAGTTTTGTCAGGAAAATACTGCTTAGGCAATATTTGCCAAGTTCTTCGAGATCTAGTTTCAGTTAATTTACAATAAATTATCTCTGCCATTACTTATAATATGATAAATATTCAGAAGGACTAACAATACGATATTCTGTATTTTTAAAATCACTAAGTGTAAAAGAGTTTGTATAACTCATCATTGATCGAAGATAATGAACAAAATTCTCACACCATCCACTTAAAGGATACAAAATAGGTACTGTAACTTCTATTCCTTCTGCTGTTTTTAATTTTTGACTTCCAGTTTCTACTTGAGCTTTTTTAGTAGACATCCCATAATAAACTCGGTCTCGAGCAATATACTCTCCTCGTACCCAATGTTCTATTACTTTACCACAAGCTTCTTCTGCTTGAGCAAAGATTTTGCCTACCATTACATAATCTGCACCTAATGCTAACGCTTTAATAATCTTATCATAATTATCAAATCCTCCATCAGCTACAATAAATGGCAAAGACTCATATTTATGGGAAATACGCATAGCTTCTGCATCTTTAATTGCTTTTTCTATCTCCCACTTACGATCTACAACCTCTTTAATTAAAGAAGCCATAGCATAATGAACTCCTCCATTTGCAGAAGTAGTACATACTGATCCACCACCAATTCCAACACGTACAAAATCAATACCAGCTAAGGCATAATCTATATAAGTATCAGGATTTGCAATATTGCCTGCTATTAGTATAACATGACCTCCATATTTCTGTTTTACAGATTTACAAAGATCAATAAGCTTACGCATATGACCATTAGCAATATCTACGCATATATAAAATATTTCTTCCTCCTTAATTTCACCTAATTCTAGACCTGCAAATGTTTCAAATTCAGATAAACTTAAGGCCACAAAAGTTTTTGACATTAACTCATATCTAGTAGATAAATCTACTGAACGAGGAATTATAGTATTTATTTTATTATCCATAAATACCTGATAATTGCTCTCGTTAATTACTGAACTCATAGGAGCAGTAAACAACGGGAGCATATTATCAGCATTATATGGATTACATTGTTCACGATGTTCAATATCACTAATCCTAGCAGGTACTAAACAAATATCGTTCAATCCATATGTCATCTTTTAATCTTTTTTAGATTGTTTCTTTTCACGTTTTTCAGGGTCTTTAAACTTTTTTACCTTTTTACGATTAGGCTTAAAAGTTTCCTCTTCTTTACTAAATGTCTTACCAATTTGATAATCCCGAATAAACTTACCCATACTTATAAAAACAAAAAGAGGGAATTAATCCCTCTTATTCAATGACTAACGAACCAGGAGCAAGCCCTAATTCCTTTTCAATCTCGGTTATTGTTTTAGTAACTTTAGGTTTGCGAACTTTACGTTCCCAAGCTACTTCCATATTACTTACATCCTTTAGATTGTAATATTTACTTGTAGGCTTAAGAATACGTACAACTCTATAAGGACGATCTTCAGTAATATTATTAATATATCCTGAAGCAGCTAAATTACTTCCTGAAAAGTGCATTACTGTACCATTACTAAGTACAATTCCATACCGAATCATACCTGCATTTTCAAACTGAACGATTCGTCCAGGTACCAACTCTTTATGGAAGTTAGACTCTTTATCTTCAGATTTTTCCTCTGCAGCGTTTTCTTCTTCCTGTTCTCGTTCTTCTTTAGCTTCCATAATACACTTAGCCAAAATCTCTTTAGGAATATGCCGACTAAAAACCTGCATTAAAGGATGTTCAAAAATAGTTTTAAGATCGATCTCCTCTTTATCTTCTTCAGACTTATCGGTTTCCTCATCTTCGTCTTCCTTAAGAAATTCAAGAGCATGTGATAAATCATTAGTTGTATAGATTTTAGCATGATCTTCAACAAATTTATCAATTTCTTTTCGACCTTTAACATAGAAGAATGTTTTATCCTCCTTATCAATTAAAATTGAGAATTCTCCAAATGCAATAGGAAAAATAGGTGAGTTTCCAGCTTTGTAATCTAGACTTCCAAGAGCCAGAGCCAAAATAGGCATGTTTTCGGTTTTTACTAATAAATAACGCATTATATTAAATTTTATTTTTCTGTAGTTTTACAAACTTCTGTAATTTCATATACAGAATTTCTTGTTTTAAAACAATTTTTGCTAACAATTTCTACAACAGGAGATGTAGAGAATCCAAGTCCTAGATATACTCTATGTCCTTTTGTAATAGGTTCAATTAGCCTACCTATTTTTTCATATCCAGTATTAATTCCATTAGGATGATGTCCTGGAACATAACTACAAGTATCATTATCTGATAACTTAGTAATTTTAACGGTTTCTCCACGTTTGTAAGTAATTTTATCATAATAAATCTCTCTTACCTTTGGAGTATTTCGTCTCGATGATCATCCTTATCGTAGATTGAACCTTCACAATCACATTGTTTTAGTAGAATTAAAAGTTCTACATTTACTTCATTAAGATTATTAGCTAGTTTTAGTATAGCTTTTTCAGGATTTGTCTGTTCAAGAATATACATAGGCTGCATATGCCAGCGAACTAATGAAATAATTGCTGTATGTAAATGTTTATCTACTTCTAACTTAACTAATAAATCTTTTGCAATTTCTGCACTTTTAATTGCATGGTTACTTGCATGATATAGGCCATCTTCTCCTTTCTTTGTTGTAAAAGCTTTGCCAACATCATGCAATAAAGCAGCATATACTAAAATTTCTCTAATTTCAGGTGATGCTAAATAATCAATAGTTTCATTTGAAATATGATCTAATGCACTTTGTACAACCATACAAGTATGTACAAAAGCATTACCCTCTTTGTGCCATATTTCATTTTGAGGTATTCGTTTTAGTTTTTCTATTTCAGGGATTAAATCTAATTTTTCCCAATGAAATGTGTTTTCAGTTGAATCGTATAATTTCATATATAATAATTTATGCACCTTCGTTTTCATCAAATTCAAGTCTGTAATAATTTTTATGAGAACATATTACAGTTCCTGTTCGTTTTTCAAGATCTACTCCAATCAAACCTATAAAATTATTACATTCTCTACACATGCCTGAACAAATATGTGGTTTAAGACCATCGCGAATAGCATGTTTTATACTTTCTCTTTCAAAATTGTCTATAGAACAAATATTACATTCTATAAAATTTTGTGAAAAATCTGTAGGAAAGTATTTCTGAACTTTATATAATATCATAGTTATATTTATTTAGTATAGGAGGCGGGAGTCGAACCCGCAATGAGCATTGCAGCTCGCCAGATTAGAAGTCTGGTCCATTATCCATTCTGGTCACTCCTACTTTTATAGTATCTATAATAATATCTGTCTCCGTTTTTATTTTTAGATTTGTAAGTATCCAACTGAGAATCGCAATTAGGACATATACATCTTAAATTATCTCTTTTATTATTAGAAGCATGACCGTCAATATGATCTAAAATAAAAACTAACTCTTTCCCATTTCAACTGGGTTCCATCCCACAAATGGCACATTTATTATTCTGTTCCTCTAATATATACTTCTTAGATGATCTAGGGTTATAATTAGCTCTCATAATAGAAGGATCTCCATTAAGAATTAATTCATATCTTTTCTTAGATTGGTACTCTTGTTGACATTTACTACTACAATAAATTCCGCTATGAGATAAATATAATATAAATTCTTTTCCACAGTTCTTACAGATACCTTTTTTAGCAGTTCCTCTTCTAAAAGTTTCGCATGGATTTACTGCTCTTCTAGAAGGAACAATTATATTTAAACGTTGTGCTACTTTTCTAATATTGCTACCACTACATTTATACTTACGACCTACTTCTTCAAAACTTAATTTTTCATCAATAAGGAACTTAATTAAATTTTCTTTTTCTAATTTTCAACTTATCATATATTTTATATTTAAAATTTTCGTACACAAAGATACAAAAATTTTATTAAAAATACAAAGTTCGAATCAAAAATTAATTTCTATCCCTTGAACTACGGGAGCAAGATTATTTAAATATAATCATAAATTCTTGCTAGAATTGCCATAACTGCTTCTTCAATAGTTAATTCTGTTGGAGCTACTGTATATAATATATACGGAGGCATCCAAGCTCTTGCACTATATCCAATAGGGAAAGTTCCTTCTTTATTCCAACACACTCTTGTCTCAATAAATATTTGTTTTTCTATAGCTAACCATTCTTGAAGTTTTATTACATCTTCAGGCCCGTTATAGCCTTTAAGACTCATTAATTTATACATTTTAGACATGTGTAATTAAATATTCATATGCTTGATTAATTTCAATAAACTTTTCCTTAGAGCCTCCTTTATCAGGATGATACTGAAAACACAACTTACGATAAGCAGTTTTGATAATAGCCTTATCTTTAGTAATATTAATTCCAAGTATTCTATAATACTCATTTATATTAGGTTGTTTTTGAGATTGATAATTCTCTCTACTTTTTCTTCGATAGTCTTTCTGTTTACGTTTATATTTAAAATATCCTTGATAAAAAGTTACATAAAATTCTGCAGATTTATAGTAAAAGCAAAAAGAATTAGACCATTCAGGTTTTATAAATTTTTGACAATATTCTTGAAACCATGTAAATTTATCTTCTTTAGAATAATACACAGAAATCTTATTAAAGGTCCTACGAATACTACGATAAAATCTATCATTATCAATAACACTAGAAGGAAGCTGCATAACCTTAATCATGTATTGTAAAACAATTTCGTCATGATTTCTTTTAGAACTTAAATTACCAAAAATTAAATCAATAGCATTATCAAAATCAATAATAGTTATCAAAGAGCCATATGATTTCATTACTTTTGTATAAGAATCTATATGGAAGAAATTTGCTTTTAGTAAGTTTACTCCTAAAGCTTTACAAATAATAATCAGAGCTTCATCATATTTATCTAACTTTACTTTATATAAGTTTTTAGTTAGAATATTTCTATTGTTAAACATCTTTTTAATAAACTTAAACATATCTATAAAATAGAAAATGCCTCCAAGATAGGAAGCTATTAGAGTGCCCTCGACAGGATTTGAACCTGCACCCTACTATTACTTCAGACCGCTTTCTAAGAGCGGCATGTCTGCCAGTTCCATCACGAGGGCAAATAGAGAGTAAATCTCTCTATTATTCTTCTAAAAATTCAGGATCTCCAATCTGAGAAGTTACTGTAGGAGATAGATTTTGAACTTCATATTCGATAATTTGATCTTTAATATCTTTTCCAGAATAATTATCTTGAATTAGAAACACGATATGTTCTACTTGTGATTGAGATAAAGTTCCACTATACTTAATAGTTTCTGCATCATCACTTCTAACTAAGATATCACAATGCCTAGAATCAGAATTTAACCAATTCTTATTCGAAGAATTAACTTCTTCAGTGTAATCCACATTTACTTGTACTACTTTCATATTATATTTTTCTTAAAATGCATTTGAAGTGTGTTGTATCCTTTAATAGGATATTAAAATCTTTAAGAATTCCTTGCTGAGTTTGAGGCATAATAAATTCGTAAAAATAATCAATAACATAGTTATTAGGAACTTTTGATAAAAACTCTTCGATAGTTATTGGAAAATAATTTTCTCTAACTTCTCTAGCCCAATTTTCAACCCATTTATATTTCATAAGGAAATGAACTAGATTTTTATTGTTACTAATATTTCCCCAAATAGATTGAAACTCAGCTAAATGTGTGGGATTAGCATTATGTAAAACTCTAGAAACATCATTAATATCAGACATTCTATCAATTGATTTTCGAGGAGTTAAATCTCGAATAGCAATATATCTAAAGTTTTCATTAAAAACTTGTCTCCAAAATTCATTTACACTTTGATTATCACCGTAACTATAAACTTCATGAATAACAGAAGAAAGTATTAAAGTAGCATTATCTAACTTTAAGGATATAACGTTTTCAAAATTATTATATAAAGAAACATTACATCCTTCAAGATTCTTTTCTGCAACTTGAAGCATTTCAGGAGATATATCATATCCAATTAGTTTCTTATCAGGAAACATCTCATGAATATATTTTAATAAAGATCCATCAGCACATCCAAAATCAATGAACGTATCCGAATCTACAAAAGATAGAAAATATGCTTTATCTAAAAGTGATTTTCGCATATTATCATTATATACCTTTAAATTTGCTATTTCCATTCTATAGGTTCTAAGTATATTCTATAATAAATAATTTTATAAGCGTCTTGCTCTCCGTTATCTGCGCAACCATGATTACCATAATGTGGGTCTATAGTCTTATTACGACAATAACCATACCTACAGATCTGATAAATCGAACATATACGTTCACAAGTATGACGAACGCTTGTATTATCTACTCCTACTCTCTGTAAATATAAATTGTATTCTGGTATATAACAAATTTAATGTTTATTAATTATTAGTTTACTCATGTTATTTTAAATTTGCGGAGAGTACTAGATTCGAACTAGTGGCACCCTTTTGAGGTACGTCGTCTTAGCAGGACGATGGGTTAAGCCAACTCCCCCAACTCTCCAAAAAACAAGTTTTTATAGAACTTGTTTTATATTAAACAAAGTAGAACCTGAACAATATGAAGACTTTGATCAATATAATAAGCGGTAAAGTCTTTCATATATTTCTTATATAAGCCTCTACATTTCCAGTAGTCAATAAGATAATGTCCAACTAATAACATTACAAGTTTCCAAACTGTAGCTAGCCCTAGAAAATATAAAGCAATATAAATACCTAATGCCTAAATAGCACAATGAACAAATAAAATATAATTATTTTTACATTTATATTCTGCAAGAAATGTTCCTTGCAATGGATAATCTAGAACTAAGTTTAAAAAATAAAGAATAATAAAAGTAAACATTTTATAAGTCTATTATTTTTAAGATTACCTTAATGAAAGACTCTATATTTGAATGAGAAGTGTTAAGCTCATCAAACTCCTTCTTATGTTCTAATACACTTATCATAAAATAATCAAACATACTACCAGTAACAACTCTTAATGCCTCTTCACTCAAGAGATTTCTTAAAGGAGTATCTCGAGTAAGATGAATAGTACTAAAGTCTAAACTACTTGCATAACGAGAGATATTAATACATAAAGAAGTTAGAACAATATTTTCAGGATCTGCGTACCTTTTTACTAAGTCTTCAGTTAAAACTAGTGGAAGTAAAGTCCCGTCACAAAATTTTACAAGCGAAAATAATGTAAAAGGGATACAAAACATATTTCCACTATCTGGTTCTCTATAAATTTGATTAGGAAGTGGAAAATAAGCTAACCCTTGAGGGCTTAAACAGCCTGAAAATACAAACTTGTTAATTTTTTTACTATAATCAAGCTCTAAGTAAACATACTTATACTTATCGTGATTAGTTTCATACCAACCACTTTTAGCTAAAGTGTTTATGTCTGTCATTTTGTATATATTGTTTTAAAAGTATAATTCTTTCAATTATTTTGTTGTGATTAAATGCCCATTTATAGTTGTTTAATTTTCTTATATCAATCCATTTAACCTCTTCAACTTCATTATCTTCGCCTCCAATAGGTTTAACTTGAGAAAGTAATTTATAAGGTACTAAAGCAGTATATCTAAGAGTAATATTTTGCTTATTAGCCTTTGGACTTGTTTCAACCTCTACAAATTTAGGAACTTCAGGAGTAATTACATATCCTGTTTCTTCCATAATTTCTCTGCAAACGGCATCTTCTCCAGTTTCATCAAAGTCTATATAACCACAAGGACAATTCCAATATCCTTGAAAATCAGGAGTTCCAGTACCACGTTTATTTGCTAAAATACATAAGTTTCCAAATTTATCTCTAGAAAATAGAAACATAGCAACTGCACAAGACCTCGAAATCCAGTATTTTTGATTATCTTCTTTTGAAGTTACTTGAAAATTTTTCATTATTTGCAATTTTTATTATTTTGTGCCCCCGTGAGGATTCGAACCTCATTAGTCTGAGACGCGAAATTTACAGTTTCGTGCAGATCTCCAACTCTGCTGCGTGGGCATACCTTTTTTAATTCCAGTTGCCTTTAATATGAGTCTCTTTAAGAGGTGGAATTAGTAAATAAAGTCCATATTTTAAAAGTCTAATATCCCAAGGATATAAAGAAATTACAAATGTACCTTTACGCTCTGTTGATTTAAAGTACCAACGTAATCCCTCTCTATGACTATAAACAACATGTTGAATAAAATTTTTCATTTAAGAGTTATAATCTTTAATCTGTCAGGTAAAATAGTTTCTTTACATGCATATTCAGTTCCTTCAACAAACTTTCTGCGATAGATTATTTCAAGATTAAGAGTATTAACTTCAAGAATTACTATTACCATATAACGCTTTCTTCCATTTAGCAATTCCTTCTAAATCAGTCATATAAACTAACTTCTCAGTTGGATTATCATTTTTACAATGAGTACACTGAGAACCAATATCTGGAATAAGTCCTTTATCTAAAATACTATCTAAATTTTCTTTTAAGGTTATATGATAAAGAATTCTACATTCGTCTCTTTTTGGGAATTTCTGTACCATTTTCAACAGCATTTAACCAATCATGTTTATATTGAACTGCTTCTTGAACATGTTCTAATAATTCCTGTTTTTGATAATTTTTAAACAATCTTAAGATATTCTCTCTACCTACAGGATTTGCAGATTGACTTGCAAATAATGGAAGTTTCTTTCCCTCATCAATACAACGATTTACAATATATTTAGCTATATCATAACCGCTTTCTTCTTCTCCTAAATCGTGATCAAGACAAATTGCATCAGGCCAGTCTTTTTCAAGAAATTGTATTGCTTCTTGATAAGTTTGCGCCCATATTACAAAACAGTTTCGACCGATAG